CGCCTTAAGCCCGCCCTGATCTCGCGTGCTCAGCGCCGCGCAGAGGCGGCTCTATGCGCCGCCGAGAGTGCCCCGCCGGAGCTGAGGCGGGCCATGGTGGCAGCCGCCCGTCAGAAGGCCATTCAAGCCTCCCTGCGGGCCGGTCAGTTCGCCGCTGCGGCAAAGCTGCTGGAGCGTGCCGGAGAGGTGGCTGGGGAGCTGCGAGAGGCGTCCGGCCTGGCAGAGGAAGACTTGATCCTGACCGTCTCGATCGAGCAGCCAGCTTCCCTCCCTGCCGGTGAGTCTCAGCCGGTCTCGGCTGCGACTGGCGCCAATCTCACGGTTGAGACAGGTGAGACTCAAGCCGAGTCTTATTGAGAACCCTTGCAGCGCAGTGAGTCTCAACCGAGACTGGCATTCATGCGACTAATTGTGAAGCATTCATACGCAAGCGTGCCATTCATGCGCTATTGTATGGGGGCATTCATTCAAGAGGCATTCATGGCATTCCAATTCACCGCGCAAGTAACCGGCGAAACTGACGACGACATCATTTTCGCATTAGAGAGAATAGTTATGCAAATTCAAGATGGATATACTTCGGGATTCAATAGTCAATTCGTGTCAAACATTCACGGCGAATGCAGCAAAGTTCGTCATTTTAAAATGATGTGGAATATGGTCGAGAAGCCCACTGTTAATAAGTGTTAAGCGCTCATGCGCGAGCGTGCCATGGGTGCGCTACTATTCAGGAGTCAACCACGCACCACCAGATCATGCCTACCGCAACTGCAACCCGCTACCCTTTCACCGCTGTAGAATGGGCCAGCCTTAAAAGGCTAGCTAAAACCATCCATCGGTGGAATGAGGATGAATGCAACGGCGCTATTCAGTGGCATGGCGACAATGAGGAAACGCCTAAGCGTTATTTTCAGGATCGCTGCGGCTGCTTTACTGTAGTCGGCCCAACTATTCAGGATAAAGAGAAGCAGAGTTTAGAATCTGCTCGCAAGATTGCAGCTAAGCATGGCCTATCAATCTACCATCAAGCCGACCCCAGAGGCTGTTCTTTGTATGTTTACAGCGTGCATGATCTCAAGGGCCGCAAGATTGACGAGTGCTATAGCGTGATGGCACGGGCTGTTATTTAACATTCATTCATTCCCCCGTTGCATTCATTCATCATGGAACCTGACTACGACGAAATGGCCATGGAAGCTCACCTATTCCCTTGGCTGGATTCTGACTGCATGGCCGATGATTGCCAAGATGATGATTGTTTTGAGGATGAAGATGATGAAGATTAAATAGTTCATTCATTCATTCATTCATTCATTCAAGGAGGCATTCATGGCATCATTCCCTAACATCGACAAAAGCTGCAAGCATGGAGAATATATAGGCTGGTCAGCGAGTAATGACGGAGTATGGTTCATAAAAAGAGCTAATCCTAAGGGCTCAAAATATAGATGGCTTGTGCAAAAAAGAAACGATAAAGATTGTTTTTATGCAAGAACACTAGCAGATGCAAGCGAAAAATTGTCGAATCTTGACAATGCTGTCACTGTTAATAACTGTTAAGCTCCCACGCGCAAGCGTGCCATTCATGCCCTATAGTATGGGAGTAAACCACGCCACCACACACCATGGCACGCTGTGACTACCTTTCAGAAGTGTTCCCCGATTTCAAGGCAGAGCGGCGCCCATTCTGCGGCCACCCTAACGCGGGTCGCGATTCTATGGGATACGGTAGAAAGATTCCCACCGATTACGCGATCCGTTTAGGTTCGCGTTGGTATCGCGTTTACGTTTGCCACATTAGTAACGCTGGCACGGCATATATAAATGCTAAAGATCATCCTTTCCTTGTCGTTCTTGACGGTGATCTCAGCGCTGTCAGGGATTGTTAATAAGTGTTAAGCATTTAATCCCCTAGCGTGCCATTCCGTGCTAGGGTTAACCTGTATCCCACCACATCATCACCATGGCACAAGTCTACTCTGGCATTGATTACTCCCACGGTTTGGCCAATAAAGATATTGAGACTGGGATAGCATACGGCGTAATATACGCTAACAGTCTGCCATCGTGGTTCTGGGAGACTGTGGAGTCTGAAGCTGAAGATGTAGATTACCGAGATGCGATTAGCGCAATTAAAGATGAAGTCGAAGGTGCGCTAAAGGCTACCCTGTCGGATTATTCTGTGACGGCAGACTATGAAGAATTAGCGCAGACTGTTTTAGACTCTATTGACATAGAGTACGAAAATACGGGGGATTTTGTTAGATATAGGTACGACAAGAACGGTTTAACCTTTGATACTACTTCAGACGGTAGCATCTTTGTAATTAAATCACCTTACTATGCGCTGTGTTCATATTGTTCCCCTTGTGCGCCGGGAGCAGGTTGTTTGGAGTCTGAAGGTAGCGTCAAGACATATTGCTTACCCACAGACTGGTTTAACGATTCCGAAGGCAATGCGGCACCGTACATAGCACACGAAGTAACCTAACCACCTTACGAACTGTAACGGGTCGGATCGCAAGCGTAGCATCCGACCCTATTATTAGAGAGCAAACCACCGCATCGCCTCCCATGGCCTACCGTCAAGCGCTCCTGGACAACAACGGCCACCTAGGTCAATCGTTCCAACTGCTAACAGAGTCTCAGCTTTCTAAGCTAGCGCAATGGAGCATCATAAAAGAGCGCGACGTGCTTTCTTTATTGCGCCAAGCCGCCTTCATGGCAGAAGATGATGGCAGTGGCAGGACTGTAACGCTGACAGGTACACTGCCATTGAGTGGCCTTTATGGTGCCATGCTCGCCGATGGCAGCACGCACACCTAACCTATCAGGCTGCAATCCTCCTCCTATTCTTTATATCGACCGGGGGAGGGTTGCGGTTCTGGTGTACCGGGGCGGGGGTGTCCATACCTCCTCCATCCAATTCTCTAATCCTCCCAAAATAATACCAATTCTCTAATCCTCCCAAAATATACCCACAGTTCACCTCTAAGCAGAACTACTGCTTGTTTTTCATTCCCCCCAAAATATACCCACACACAAAAATGCGCCAGCATAAAGCCAGCGCACAATAAAAAAGGGGGGGCAGGGGTTCAATCTTCAGTATTAGCCGCCAGCCTATCACGCTGACGCCAAACAAGATCGCTTAATTCGTCCATCCATTCTTCTGGGATGGCCTTATCGACTCGCACATAGCGAATCATTGCTTGAAGAATGCTCGCGGTTCGCTGCTTATCAACTTCATGCCGAGGCTTGAGATCAACTGAAGGCTTTTCGGACTCTTTCTCTTTCACCATGCCTTGTGTAGCCTGGCGCAAAGCATCAGCATCAATCTCAGCCTGACGGCGTGCCTGGCGTGCCACAGCATCGGCCGCTTGCTTGCTAGCGCGTTGCATTACTGCGCAGTCTAGCCTATGGTCTTCAACTTTGGCAGCAGGGTAAAGCGTCTCGCGGCCATCTTCCCTCCCCCACGGGCAGGGCACAGTAGCGCCGCCGTCTTCTTTAGTGGCATTCTCAAGCGCTTTAACCGTGGCAGGGTCAGTTATCTTGGCTTTTGAAAGGAGCATGGTGGGCCATTGGCTGGAACACACCAATCATAGCACGCCTATTGCAGGGTAAGCGCTTTGCGGGAAACAAGCCGCGTAATGCCGCTTGGGTCAATGACGACGACGCGACCGCCAGAAGGCAGCAGCTTGTATGAATACGGCAGCTTCCAACCAGGCTGGCCATCATGCCGGACCATCGTGTAATCGCGTGGGCGTTCCATGGGGTCAGTGTTGCTCCTGCCTTTCTGCTGCGTCTTTGCGCAGTGAGTCCAGCGCATCGTCTGGCATAAATAGCCGAGCCGTTTCATCGCAGCCGATCGCTGCGTGAGCTTCGTGATAACCGTTCAGTGAGGAACGGGAGCAGCCGAATGCCCCTCCCTCGGGAAAGGTCATCTCAATAGACGGAATCCGTTCGCTCCATTTCTGCTCCAGCAGCCAATCGCACACCCCAGGCGAAGGCAAATAGGGATCACGCTTGTATCTCGACATGATGATGGCTGCAATGGCTCCCATATCATAGCTCATCCCTGCCGGCAAGAGCATGGTAGGATGAAGCCGTAACAATCAACGCATCATGGGCACCCTTGCTGATTGGCAAATTTACGACCGCTGCATGGCTGGCATGGTCGTTCCATTTGATCCCGAGCTGCTGAACCCAGCATCGCTTGATCTGCGGTTAGGCAGCAACATCATGATCGAATCAGCCGAAAGTCCGGCAATGGTGCCGTACTCGATCGCTGGATATACGAGCGAAAACCCCTACCTGATAGTGCCAAAACAGTTTTTCCTGGCCGAAGCCGAGCCGCTGTTTAATATGCCCGAAGACTTAGAAGGGCAATTTATCCTTAAATCTTCCCGTGCAAGGGAGGGGTTTCAACACCTGATGGCCGGATTCGGAGATCCCGGCTGGGGCGGATCTAAGCTCACGCTAGAGCTGATAAATGTGCGCCAGCTTCATAAGATCGGCATTTGGCCGGGGCTTAAGATTGGCCAGATGAAGTTTTCACGGATGGATGCGACACCTCGCCGGTCGTATGCCGTCACCGGCAGGTACAATGGTGATGCAACCGTTACCGCATCGAAGGGATAGAGCCATGGCAAGCCTTGAGGAAACACTGAAGGATCGCGGCAGTCGCTACGGCAGGTTCGTAGATCACGCTGCGATCACGCAGGAGCTGAAAGCAACGATCCAGCGCCATCTTGGCTCTCCGCAGTCCCTGGAAGCAGACCAGCAGGAAGCGCTGGATATGATCTGCCATAAAATTGGGCGGATCGTATGCGGCGACCCGAATTACGCCGATAGCTGGCATGACATTGCCGGCTACGCCAAGCTAGTTGAAGATCGGCTCAATGGCGTAACGCGTTAATGGGTGGCCGAAACAATAGAATCGAGTGCGTCAACACTGATTGCCGCTCATTTGATGTAACTGTAGTCGAAACGCGCTACATGGTGTGCGGCAGCCGCGTAAGGAGGCGGCGTTGTGAATGCTGCGGAGAAAGGTGGCATACGATACAACCACCTGAGCAGCAGATCGAAACCTGGCGGCTTTCCTGGCCGAGGCGAGGACCAGTTGCTTTCCTGCCGCCGGCAGAATCGACGGAAAACGAGGAAGTATAGAGAATCAGTAGATCCTGTGACTCGTGATTGTACCCGATTCGCCTTTTGCTAAGTTAAACTTGCCCAAGCACAAATAGCCGAACGCATCAAACGCATGGTCAACGCCGAGCTTTTTGTTTGGCATCCTTGTACCTTCGGCGTAACCAAGCGTTCGGAATGACTTAATTAGCTCCCGGCAGCGTGGATGGATCCTGGTATGCACTTCTCCGTCAGCAGTGCGCAATGCTGCATTGACGGCGCGAATCTTGTCGGCAGTATTATATGGCGCTTCTGGCGCATAAACGGTAAGGCCAGCTTTGCGCAGAATTTGATGATCACTGACACCGATACCCGAAGTCTGCTTACGCTTGCCGGTTGGATCTGGGCATGTAATAATCCGGCGGCGAGTGTCAGCATCTTCATCCTCCCAGCAGTCACCGCCATATTCCCTGGTGAGCACTTCCGCGAGATCCCATGTAGTGGCTGCTTTTAGGCTGAGTTCATTAAAAATGCGCAATTCTACGGCTCTGCCGTTTACCTTGACAATGTTAGCGAGAATTGCAGTTAGCGGGTCGTTGTTAAAGTCTATGCCAACATAAAGCGGCAGTCTTTCGTCGTCTTCGATAGTGGAGTCAATGTTATCCATCGAAAAGCAGGACACCACAAGTCCCGTATTGGACAGAATCTTGGCTTCATATTCGCGTTCAAATACTTCTGGTGCAAGCGTTTTACGCGCTCTTTCGATTTCATCAAGCGGAATGTTGCCACCTTGGACGGAGGTATATTCGTAAAGCGACCATTGCTGCGGATCCAAGCGCTCCAGGCCAGGATCAGCAAGCTCTGCATTTTTCAGTAGCAGAATAAGCTCATAGAACCAACCCGCCGTACCTTCGGGTGATGGTGTGGTCGTAAATAGCGCCCATCCGTTGCGGTCAGATAACGCAGGGCTTATGACTGAGTTCCAGGTGTATTCTTCCTGAAACGCGCATTCGTCCATATTGACACCGGACAATGCAGGACCGCGCAATGCGTCAGGATCCTCTGAACCCTTAAGATAGATAACCGAGCCATTGATCAAGTCAATCCTAAGATTAGACTCGTTCTTCTTTCGTATCCAGCGTTCTGGAATAATGCTTTTGTAGGTATCCCAGGCAATTTCCTTTGCCATTCGGTAGGTAGGGGCAACGTAATAGTAGTTACCCTTGCGTTCAGCGGCACCGCGCAGCATTTCGACGGCACCGAGCAATGTCTTTCCCCCACGCCGGCCAGCCAGGACGACGCGAAAGCGGCGGCGATCATTGAAGATCAACCCTTGCATTGGGCGCAAGGAAAGCTGGTTTTTGCCAACTACGAAATCACCGCTTTGGCGAAGTCCTGTCGGGGCTGCGGCTACGGTCACACCAGTTCAACAATCTTGCCTTGACTGTAACCTGTGCGCCTCAGTGCCGGTAGGCTAGACTGGCCGCAAACGGATCGCCACAGTGGACATAACGAGAATACGGCTTGCTTATCCGCGTTACACGGACAAGGATAGTCCATTCTTCATGGATACCACTGTACTGCGAATGCGGCAGAAGTGGGAGATTATGCAAGCCGTGACAAGCGGCACTGAATACTTGCACGAAAACGCGGAAGTGTACTTGCCGCGTGAGCCAAGAGAAAACAAGACAAAGACTTCGCAAAATGTTGAATATGATCCATGGATTGCTCGCGTTAATCTTTCCATTCTGGCACCGTTTACTAAGCGCTTGATTGCGAACGCTGCCGGCATGGTGCTTCGCAGGCGCATTAAGCTAGAAGGCGGCGATCCGTATTGGGAAGATGAATTTAGGAAGAATGTTGACGGTGACGATACTTCCTTGGATCAGTTTGCCAAAAAACGGCTGGAAGTTGCGTTGACCTATGGCATGTCGTCAATTATTGTCGATGCAGAAAGACGCAAGGCCGAATCTGGGGCCGATCAAATCGACCCATTGCGCCCATATTTCGTGCCGGTTGACCCATGGCAGTATCTAGGCAGCCGGCGAGCAAGCGACGATCCAGGCGCATCGCTGACGATGTTTCGCTACCAGGAGGAACGCAAGACTGCCGCTGGTGACTACGGCGAAGAGTATGTACCTATTGCTCGCGTAATCAGACCTGGCGCTTATGAGGTATTTGAAGCGGACAAACAGGATCGCATTGAATCCGGCGAGCTTCTTCTTAATTACGTTCCGCTTGTCAGCATTTACGCCGAAAAAGAGGGCTACTTATGCGCAACGCCTCCATTGTCTGATGTTGCACACCTTAACATTGCCCACTACCGGCGATTGGCTGACTTGTTGCATTCGCTGCATATTGCCGCCATCGGCTTGCTAGTGCTTGAAAATTACGATGGCGAAGAAGGGGTTACGGGGCTCAATTATGCCATCAAAATGAACACTGGAGACAAAGCGTACTGGGTTCAATGTGATGCTGGCTCCTTTGTGGCGCAAGCGGAACTTCTGGATCGCCTGGAAAATGAAATCTCGCACCTTGGCGTAACAAAACTTTTAGGCCAGAAGTTTGTCGCAGAAAGTGCTGACGCGAAGCGCATTGACCACCAGCAAGCAAATTGCGTGCTGGCAGTTGCGGCGATGGAACTTGAGACAGGATTAAATAAAGCGTTCAAGATGGCCGCTGAATACAGAAACATCGAACCACCTAAAGTTATAGTCGATAAAGACTTTGACTTCTATCGCTTGCTCGGCCAAGACGTAAGCGTATTAAGTGACCTAGAAGATAAGGGGCAAATTACGACTGAGCTATTCCATCGTATCCTGTTCCAGGGCGAATGGATACCGGAAGATGTGGACCGCGAAGAACTGCTGAAAAATGTTGAGAAGCTAAAAGCTGAGGCCAAAAAGTTCCTGATGGAGCAGCAGGCCGCAAATCGCCCGTTGCCTGCTGCCGGCAAGCAAAATAAAGCCCCCCAGGCTACTGCCTAGAGGGCTTTTGCGCTGATGCCGTAATCAATACCCGCGAGCTTGCTGTAGTTTGCGGGTAGCACGCACAAGTTCAGGGGCGATCATTGGCTCTTTGAGCACCTTGGTTTCGCATTCTCCATCAGAGTATTGCGTTTTCTTTAGCACCAGGCCGCTCATGTTGACATACTCAACTTGCGGGGCGGTTTCTTCGAGGGCGGTTTCTTCGGGACCGGTTTCGGTGACCGACTCAGCAGGCGGCGCAGGCGGTGGCGCGACAGGCGGCTTTGCGGGCGGTGCTGCCACGGCTTGAGCGGTTGGGTTTGCCACGGTTGTTTCCTTGAGAGGGTTACGCGCTACACTATAGCGCATCCATCAATCAAGCCATGACACCAGATGAAATCGCCGCGCTGCAGGCCGAAGCCGCGGAAGCCAAGAGTCTCAGGGAGCGACTTGCTACTGTTGACGGCAAGAAAGGCGAAATCCTGGACGAAAAAAAGCAGTTGCAGGCTCAACTGCAAGAATTGCGTGACAAGGAAGAGGCTCGCAAGAAGAAAGAGCTTGAAGATGAAGGCAGAACTGCCGAACTCCTTGCTCAGGAGCGAAAGGAAAAGGAGGAGCTGAGAAAGCAGCTTGAGGAAAGAGATCAAGCTATTGCAAAAGCGGAAGAAAAGCGCACTCAGGATCGGCTGCGCTCTGACTTTTTGGCTGTCTTCAATGCAAGCGAAGTCTTTCAACCTGATCACGCATGGGGATTATTGCATTCGTTTGTCTCGGATGATGACGGGAAAACCGTTGCCACTGCCGGCGGACAGAAGGGCACCATCGCTGATCTCGCCGGCAGGCTGCGGAAGGATCCCCAGTACGCCTACCTGTTCAAGCCGAAGGGCGGCGGTGGCGGCATGGGCTCCCGGCCTGCCGCAGGCGATCCCATCGACCTCTCGCGCAATCCCTACCTTCCTGGCGGCAATGTGACCATGCGGCTTGACCTTGAGACAAGCAACCCTGATCTTGCTGCTAAGCTGAAGGCTGAGGCGGATACAGCCGCCAAAAGCAAAGGGTAAGGCTGCGCTGAGCCCTTGAGCAAAAGCATCACTGCTGCGCGGTATTGCTGACCAACGCACACCATTGCTTTCTCTCAAGTGGCTTACCTCGGCAATTACGGCGGGACGTTTCAAGGTGACGTTGCAAGTCTGACTCGGCTTGCAACGTCGGCTCCGTTTAGCCAATACCTGCAGGAACAAATTTTTCTGCAGTCTTTGATGATCCGCTCTGGCATCATCGCTACAAGTTCTGAGCTGACTGCCACTACTGGCACTCGGATTGAAGCGCCGTTCTTCGACCCGATCAATCCGATCGAAGAACGCATGACCTCCAGTAATGACTGGGGCATTTCTGGTGAAGGTCACTTTACCTACCAGAAAGTCACTGCTTCGACTCAGTACGCTACTATCACTCATCGCGGCTTTGCCTATGCCGGCGATAAGTTGTCTCGGCTTGCTATTGGCGAAGACCCAATGGCTTCCCTGGCCAGCCAGCTTGCCCCCGCTATGAACAAGCTGCGGACTGCTAAGTTCATCGCCCAAATGGAGGGCTTGCTTGGCACTGGTGGCCCGCTTAATGCCACGCAAAACGTTAACAAGTCGGTTACGACTGGTTCCACTATCTCTAACTGGTTGACAGCCGAGAATGTGATCGAAGCACGTTACAAGCTGGGCGAACGGCAAAGTGACATTACGACTATCGTGATGCACTCGCTTGTTGCCGCCTACTTGGAGCAAGTGGGCTTCCTTGCTTACGATGCCGACCGTCGCGGCGTCAATCGCAGCCAGCAGATTGGCATTTTTGGCAACCTGAATGTTGTTGTTGACGACCAATGCCCCATCATTGGCACCAGCGGCCAGCAGCGGCAGTTTGTCTGCTACCTGGCTGGCGCTGGTGTGATGCGAGAAGGCGATCAAATTCCAATGGAAATCGAGCCTGACCGCAATGCCCTGAGCAAGCAGGACGGCATCATTGTTGACTACCATCACGTTCAGCACGTTGCTGGTACTTCCTGGAATGCCATCTTCGACAATCCCACAAATGCACAGCTTGCAACCGGCTCTAATTTTGTTCTCGCTTTTGAGGAGCCGCGCTTGATCCCCGTTGTGCGACTGATTGTCAATTCGCCCTATGGCGGCACGATCTGACCCTTAGCGCTATGATCTGAGGGGCGGTCATAGGGGACTGCTTCCGTTGGTTTGGCCCCCAGGATCTGCGAAGTCCTGGGGGCTTTTCCATGGCTCGACTTCGGCTATGCTGGGGGCCAGCTCCTGCATAGCCCCCAAGATGGCCGCGTTCAATTTCCTCACAGCTCGGGGCACCTCCACGGTGGCGGCGCTCCCTACAGCCTCTTCCTTCCCCGTAGCTGCAAGCCTTGGCCAGATCCGTGTCGTGACCGATGCCACCTCTCCTGCCGCCGGCTCTGCGCCTGTTGGGGGCGGCGCTGCTCGGGCTCTGGTCTGGTACAACGGCACCGCTTGGCGTGTGATCGGAGTCTGATCGCCATGCAAACTCGCTGGTGGCCGTGGCATCGCCTGGCCGAACCCTATGCCTACTCGGCTGTCGGCAGCGAGCCAGCGTGCAACTGCACGCCTCCCGCGCTGATCGTAGTAGCCGATGCAGACACCTACATGGCTGCCACGCTCAAGGCGGCCAACTGGGCGGCGCTAACGGCAACGCAAAAAGGGCAGGCGCTTAAGTCTGCTCAAGATGCGCTGCGTACTTTGCGCTGGTGTACTGATGAGACAACGTGCTGCGGTAAAACGTTGACCGCAAGTTACATCGCTGCTGCGTCGGAACTTGCGCTTGTGCTGTTCAATGATAGCACAGCAGTTCTTGGCGCCGCCAATCAGCTCCCGGTCCCAACCGTGAAACGGGAGAAGTTCGATGTGTTTGAGCAGGAATACTTTGATCCTAGCATTATCGCAAAGGTATTGCCAAGGGATAAGCGCGTTGGCAGTAACTCGCCCACCGTGCTACGCCTTTACCCATGGCTAATTGATTTAATTGGTTGCTGGATTGACCGGCAAAGCCAAACCTTGATCCCAATGTTCCGAGGATAAATGGCCGCTCCTCAAGATGTATGGGCAAAGCCACTTGCCGAAAAGATGATAGACAAGTACAGGTGCCAGTCACTTGTCTATGTCAAGGTAAGTTTCGGCCCCTACGATGAAGTAGCGGGAAGCGTGCCCAGCATCGAGAAAAGGTTTATTGCCGCTGGCGCTGTGACGCGCTCAAAGAAAGCAGAGCGCAATGGCGTGCAGCAAGGGCATGAAGTCGAAGTGTGGGTTGACCATAAAACAGTGCCATGGCCTGTTACGTCTAGCGATCGACTGGAGTACCTTGGCCGCAAGTGGAAGGTAACCGAAGTTGCAAGTTACGGTAGCGGCAGCGATGGAACTCCTGTTGGGCCAATTTATTTGACGACATTAGATGGCAAGGTGATTACAACGCTCGATGGCAAGCCTTTTATCACACAAGGCATAGAAGGCGGGGCAGAAAAGTTTACAATGTATGCAAGCAAGATTATGGCAAGGGCAGAATAATGGCACGACGCAAAAGACCAGTCAAAAAGGGCAAAGGATTTGGCATTGAGAAAATGGCCGATGATGTTAGGGACGCTGCTATCAATGCGTTGCGCAATGCTGCGAAGGAAGTTGTCAATGATCTGGCTGCTATTGGACCGGCCTGGAGTGGGGAATTTAGGCAGGACTGGTATGTAGAAACTGCTGACGGTAAAAGAGGCGTGCAAGCCAGGGGCGAAGACGGTAGATACAATCTGTTCAATATCCCACAGCTTAAGGTGCAGGGTCGCAATGCCAAGGGGCAATTTACTGCATCTAAGCCAATGGGCGTTGGCAAGATTGAGCTATTTATTGGCAATTCTTCGCCTTATGCGCAAGAGGCCATGGATCTTATTCCCGGCAAATTCCGGCGGCAAGAGGAAGGGCCAATTAAAGAGCCTGTCGCAGTTGGTAGAAGGGTTGGCAGGTTGCGCGGTGATGTGAAGGAAATGTCAACAGAAGAAATACTGGAATCAGGCAAAAGACCAGCAATTTCAACTGCACAAAAAGATTGGTACACTACCTATATGGAAGGCGGCGCATTTAAAGCTGCTTTCCAGAAAGGCGCCAAAGCTGGCTTTATTCGCCCCGTAAACAAATGACAGTCCCACTCCAGCAAATTCGCGGCATCTATGAGCGCATTGTGATTGATGCTGCTGATCCCGTGCCAGTTTACGCTGAAAATCAAACAGCAGTAGACTTTGAAGCATTAGACGAATACTGTTTTGTGCGTGTAAATTTTGGCTTGATACAGGAGCCTGTTATCGGCGCCCAGGCGCAGTGGCATATACGCGGCTCTATTGTATGCGAAATCTTCACCCGTAAAGGCATCGGCCCTGGTCGCGGGATGCAAATTGCTGGGCCAATTATTGAAGCGCTATCAGCATTGAATGGCCCCATCTCGCAAGCGACGGAGGAGATCGTTGCTCGCGTCGGGCCAGTCACAGGGCCAACCCAGGCGCAACTGCAGGACCGGGCGCACCACTACACGCGCTTCTCGATGCCCCTGGCAGCCCGCCACAGGCCATGACCTTGGCGGCAGGAGCCCAGTTGCCCTACAGTAGGCGCTAAGCCCTATGCACCGGCCACGGGCCGGCTCTCTCGATGCCCGTCGCTTCCTGCGGCCCGACCACCGTCCTGACTGGTCAGGACGGAATGATCACAATGAAGCCTCCAGGCACTTTGGCGTGCCTGCTTGACAAGACTGATTTCCCTGCACCCGTCAGTCCCGCGACTACTTCGGTTCTGACAATTCCCGCCAATTCCGATTTCCGTGTCAACGATCCTATCACTTTCACTGAAAAAGGAACCGCTAATCTTGACGCTACGCTCACCGATGGCACGGTTTATTACATCAAGACCCGTCCCACTCCCACCACTTGCACTATTTCGGCAACAGTGGGCGGCGCTGCGCTTGCCTTTGGTGGCAACGGTGGCGCTGGCGGTGCCAACACTCCCGGCGATGACAACCATATTGAAATGAGCTTTGCTACGGCTTATGCCATGTGCGAAGTCCCATCTGTTGATCTTACCCTTACTAGGGGCGAGATTGACATTACCTCTCTTCCTTGTAGACCTGGCACCAGCCATGGCCCCAAGTTGGCTCGATTCCGCAAATTCCAGCCAGGCTTTGCTGATGGTAGCGGCACCTTAACGCTGCGTCTTACTGACGATCGCGCCGCCTTCACCAATCGCATCATCCAGGGCACGATGTTCAATGATCAAAGCGGTGCTGAGCTGAAGGCGTATTTCCACGCTGTAGCTACCACCGGCAATCCGAACACGGTTGACGATGCCGCTTCGCTGCCTTGCATTTTCCCCATCGTCCTACTTGGCCTCAGTAGCGCTATCTCGCAAGATGATAGCCCTACTGAAGTTTCTGTCAATTATCGCATTTCGGACACTCCCACCAACCTTTTTGGCTTGACTGGCTTCTGATTATCCGTGGATCGCCACACAGCGGGGCTTCGGTCCCGCTTTTTCATGCGCTGATCCAGTGCTATGATTCCATCGTTGCTCTGAACAACTCTCATGTCTAAGAACGTCAAAGAACTGCTCAAGGCGACACGCCAGCGCCGCAAAGCGGAGATCACGCTGAGCACTGGTGCGACATTCGATATGTACTACACGCCGCTTACTGAAGCGGAAGACGAAAGAATCAGGGAAGGAATCAAGGCCGACAACAGCACCAACGCTTACGGCTTGCGCGTGCTGGTTCTTCGTGCTGAATATGAGGATGGCACGAAAATGTTTGATCCAGTCGCTGACAAGGGCACAATGCGTCAGGAGTACGCCAAAGCTGATTTGAGTACCATGATGGAAGCCCTTATCTTCAACGGGGGCGTGCTGGCAAGCGAAGATCCCAAAAGCGATAAAGGAGGCGATCAAGGCTGATCCCGCCTTAATGCTTCGGCTTGCGTTGTGCAAAGAGCTGGGAATGACACTTTCCCAGCTTAAGCGCAACGCAACTCAGGATGACATAATTATGCACGCTGCATACCTTGAGATCCTGGCCGATCAAGTCCCGAAACCAGGAGCCCCGCCTGTCCGCTGAACCGAGAGGCGCTAAGGTGGAGCCCTTGGTGCCGAGGCGGGAGTGTCTGACTATCAAGGCCGGCTGAAAGTCACACTGCAAGGGCTCGATCAGCTTAAGCAGCTTGACGATCGGCTGGCAAGTATTGAAAGTCGTGCGGATAATGTTCGTGAAGCGATTGCAGGCATTGGCAACGAATTAAGCACGAATCTTGGCAAAAAAAATAAAGCGCTTCGGGATCTTGTCGATACCAGGGATGAGCGGCTTTCTTCTCAAGGTAGCGTCAGAAGTACAGCACAAAGACGCAATGCGCAAAGCGGCAGGTATCTGCAAGGGCCAAACGTCAACGCGAGAAGATTGGCCAGGGCAAGACTTGATGCTGCAGAAGCTGAAACAAAAAATGCTCAGCTTGAATTAGGGCAAGCGCTACAGGAGAGGCGAGAGATAATCAGGCGCGGCAGAAGACTCCAGCAGAGAACACTACCTTCGCTTGTGCTGGGCGGAGATAGAGTTGCGGGAAAAAGGGAAAGGACTTTAAGAGGTGTCACCGAAAGCGCCAGCTCGACTAATCAACAATTAAGACTAGGCGGCTTTGAAGCGCAATACGAAAGACGCCTGCAAGCATTTAGGCGCGGCGGTGGCGGAACCAATGCGCCGGGGCTTATTGAGAAAGTGTTTGCGATAACGCAAGCATATAACGTTCAAAAGCGCGTCATTTCAGCCACGGGTGATACAAGCGCAAAAGTTACAAGGCGGCAAGCCGTTGAGTTGAACGCACTGTCGAGTACGTTGAGCAAATACAATGAAGCGCAACTTGAGGCTAATAGGCTTGCAAGAAGCAGAGTAGAAAGACTGTCTGCGGCAAGAAAGCTGGGCGACAGGTTGCGCCCAATGGAAGCCGCGAGCGGTACAGCGCGAGATCCTAAAACTGGTGAGCTTCTTTATCCTGACGTAACTCGTCCCGCCTTCCCGCGCAGGGAAGTTGGCAGAGCGCGGCTACTTGTTAATCGAGCTGCAAAAGCAGCAGAAAGTGGCGACCAAGAACTGTTTAGGCTTGCATCTTTCCAAGCCAAGAAAATAATAGACAGGATGGAGGCTGGCGCAAAGGCTGGGCTCAAAACTGCCAGAACAGCGCAAACCCGTATTGATGCCGCCGTCAAAGTGGCAAGGGGCGCAGTTGACAAAGGACTTGCAACCGAAGTATCGCTAAGCGACAGAACATTTAACGATAAACTGCGTGAATCAAAAGAACGTGCAAAGCGAGAGGCGGACCTATTCAAGGCAAGTGACAAAGAGGCCGGAAAAGACTTTAATCAAAGATTGCAGAATCGTGTCAAGCAAAGGCAAGCAGAGCAGCGTGCTGCTGTCCGCGATCTAAATGTAAGGTCTAGCTGGCAAACAGCGCTAAGCGAAATGGAAAGCCGAAAGGCAATTTCTGATCGTGATAGAGGCAAGCGTTTTAGGGAGAAATCCTTAGCAGAAGAAAAACGCCAAGCCGATCTTGGTATCGGCGTCAATGCCCCTGCTCGCATCGGTGGCCCAGTGCGTCGCACTGGCGCTATTCCGATGGGTGGGCAGGGTGGTCGCCCTGGCATGTTCGATCAGTACGCTTCTCCCATTGGCCCCGGCAGCGACATTGGCATTGCGGAATTTAAGAGAATCCAAAAAGCGCAACGCCAGCAAAAAGGCTTCTTCCAAGGCGACTTGCGCAGTGCGTTTGGTGATGCGTTAATTGGTGGTGCGTTCCCCGCCTTGTTTGGCCAAGGTGCCGGCGCATCAATAGGAGGCGCGGCGGGTGGCTTTGCAGGTGGCATCGCAGGCGGCAACTTCGGCTTCGGCCTCTCCCTCGTCGGCACCGCAATAGGCCAGGCCGTTGATACAACAGTAAATAACCTGACTGAACTTGCCGACTCGATAAGAAGCCCAGGCAAGGCATTGGATGCGCTAGAAAAAAGTGGTCTTGCATCTAGCCGCAGCCTTGGAACAACCAGGCTTTATGTTGATCAGCTTACTTCAGTTGGTCGCGCTTACGATGCGCAAACGCTTGTATTGCAGGAAGTCGAAAAGCGTCTTGGTTCAGGTAGTGTCCGTAACCTAAATGCGCTAAGCAGTGAACAGCAGCGACTACAGGGGCAGTGGTCGATCATGGCTGGAACTATACAGTCCCAGTTGCTGCCTGCCCTTGTTGGCTTTACCGCTAATATAAACGACATAATTGCCATTGCCGCAAAAGTAGGCAGTCTTCCTGGAATCAAGGAGACGGCTTCTGCGCGAAACGCATTAAACAAAAATCCGGTTGGCCGTTCGGTCCTTGGCGCATTGTCTCCGTTTGAAGGGGCTCGCCAATTATTTGGCAAGCTGCAGGATCGCGGTCGAGCAGTGGCTGCTACCAGTGCCGGCAATCGTCAAGCGCAAACACCAGAAGAGAAACTTGCCGATCAGACAAGCAAGGTCCAGGAATCGCGCAAACTTGCCGATCAAATCCAGTCCGCATATCGTGAAGCGTTTAGCCTGCAACGGCAGGCGTATGACCTGCAACGCGATGGCGCGATGCTCAATAGGGACATTGCTGATTATAGCTATAAGAAAGAACGCGAAATCTTTGACCTGCGCCAGCAAGCGGCAGAAAAAGGAATTGACAATAGCCGCGTTAGCGCTCAAAACCGCATTGAAGGCAGCGACCTAAGCGCTCGCCAGACATTCTCCGCCGCAGTTGGCTTTGAGCAGCAACTGCTAACCAATGTCCGCGAATCGGTGCGGGCAAGGAAAGAAGGTGAAGCGGATATAGAGCAGTCCAGGAAGAAACTTGAGCTTGCGATGGCAAAGCTCAATCGTGATGTTGAAGATTACAAGCGTACAAATGCACGCGAGATAGAGGACATTGAGCAACGCAAGTTGTCTTATGTGCGATCGGTAGAAGATTACAAGATGAAGGTTTCAGATTACGTCCGCGACCGTACAAGGGAAGCGGCTGATCTATGGATGAAGGCAATGATGCTGCTGCCGACCATGGGGGCTCCCGCTGCCGGCGGCGGTTCCGGTGGCCCAGTCGCGCCAGGCGCACAATCTATCGGCAAGCAGCTAATGAGCCGATTGGGGCTAACCCCAGAGCAGGCGGCTGGAATTATTGGCAATTTCCAGAGAGAGTCTGGATTGAACCCAAGGGTAAACGAGGGTGGTCAAGTTGGGCTTCCAAAGCGCGTGGGCGGCTATGGAATCGCGCAATGGACAGGGAGCCGGCAGGAAGACTTGATTAGGTTTGCTGGTAGTCCAGAAAAAGCTGGAGACTTAGGCAAGCAAATTGATTTCCTTATTCACGAATTGCAAGGCAGCGAAAGTGCTTCGCTTGCGGCGCTTCGCAAAACCAGGACGCCGGAAGAAGCTGCAAAAGTATTTGAGCAAAAGTTTGAGCGAGCTGGAATTGTAGCGCTAGGCGAAAGGCAAGCCTATGCAAGGTCTGCATACCAGCAGTTGGCGGGCACTAACGCGCAAAGCCAGACCGCAGCACAAATTAGCAGCATTCCCCAGCCGAAGTTTAGCCCAGTACCTATAGGCGCTACTCCTTCTGGCGCAAAGATTAGTGCTGCAAATAAGGCGGCGAACCTGCAAGTCGGGAGCGGTCTAGGGGAAGCCCAGCGAATCCTGGAAGAAACAAACAAGCTAAAGCTCAAAGGTATCGAGCTTGGCCAAATTGAGCAGATTCTGCAGGCCAACCAACTGCCCCAACTTAAGCAGCAAGGAGACACGCTAAAGCAGCAGATTGAAGCAAGGCAAAAGATTCTTGACCTTACTGATAATGCTGCTTCAGTTGCTGATATTGAAGCCGAAAGCAAGACGCGGCTGCTGCAGATCGAAAAAGATCGCGTTAGTGCGCTTGCGAAAGCTCAAAAGGAATATGGCAATGATCCTGCTGTCGCCAAGCAAATTAACACCCTGGCTGGCAAAGCAGTCGAGATCGCCAAGGGAGAAGAGAAGCAGCGCCGCATAAATCTTGAAGATAACAACAAGCTACAGAATCAAGAGCGGTCCCGCTCTGCGATCCTGCAACTACAGGAAGGATTGGCGGTTGGCAAGGCAGAAGCCGCTGCATTGGAGCGCGGAGCACTGGAAGCAACTAATGTAGAGCTGCTTAAAGCATCCAATCTTTATAGGTTCGCCAGTGATGCTGAAAAAGCTAAGCTGGCTGACCTTACAGCTCAAACTGAACAATTAAGCAAGCAAAATGACTTCCGCAAGCAAATCAACGAAATTAGGCAGGACGCTCGCTTTACTGGTGCTGGCTTGCGTGCAGGACTTATCGGCCCAGAAGCACGCGCTTATGAGCAAGGGCTGAAGACTTTTAAGGGTGACACGACGATGGCGATGGGAGTAGCCAATGAAACCAAGCGACTTGAAAATGAGCGACTTGTTTGGGCTAATCTTGAGAAAGACATTACTAGCGTATCCGATGCAATCTCTGGCGGCCTGACAAATGGCCTGCTCGATATTATTGACGGTGCCAAGACGATCCAAGACGTAGGCCGCGACATGCTGAATACTGTTGCCAGGAGCTTTGCTGATTCTGCGCAACAGCAACTTGGCACGCTGATGCAACGGCAGCTTGGCGGCTTGCTTGGCGGCGCACAAGGGCCACTCGTCAAGATGCTTGGTGCCGGCGCGGAGGTGGCTGGTCCGCAAGCGCTGGGATCGGCCTCGATGCTGGCCTCTGGGCAGGTCGCGGCATTCGGGATGGCCCTACAGACAGTCACCGCTCAGATGGCCTTTTCCAGCGCTCTGGGAGGCGGCTCAGCGCTATCTGGCGCACTGGGCTCCGCAGTTTCTGGCGGTGCCACAAACCTATTCAGCAAAGGAATTTCCGATGCGATCCCCGGCATTGCATTCGGCGGCTTTCTTGCAGAAGGTGGCACGGCACAAGCCGGAAAGGGTTATGTCGTAGGTGAAAAAGAGCCAGAGTTTTTCTTCCCTGGCGTTAGCGGTAGAGTAGTGCCGCGCAGTGATATGGAGAAGGCCGCTGCGTTACGTCAGGGCAGCGAGCAATCCGATCCGCTTGAGCTGGATTACACTGTGACCGAACGGCAAGGCGAGCGCATGGTTACGGAGGAACAGATGCGCAGGAATAACGCGCTGCTCTTAAAGCAGGCAGAAGCCAGAACTCTAGCTCGTATGCGAAACAGCAAAGAAGTCCGTGATTTTGTGAACATCTAATGCTGTACGCTACCCACTACATTGAGTTTCTGACTCCTTCCGGCGCTTCATTCCAGGTGCCGCAACGGTATCAGCCTTACTTTATTGGAGAGACGAGAACCTTTAATGGCTTGCAGTATCAGTTTAGCCCGTACAGTATTGCAGGCGACATTTCAACTGATGGCAACGAAAGCGGCGACTTTGAGCTAATTGCGCCTGGCAATATGATTACAACCGCAAAACTGGCGCAAGCGTCTACGGACCTTAACCTTATCAAGATTTCGACTGTATTGCTTGTTGGCACGCCTCCTGACAATGCAGGCGGATACCCGACATGGACCGAGCTAAACTTTCTGTCTTCTACTATTTGCGTTTGTGACGCTTACGGCTACACTGATGCAATCCCAGATCAGGAAGATGGTGACGATAACTTCCCGATCGTAACGCTAAGGCTTACGAATCCCCTTAACTTTGTCACCGGCACCGCGCCAACCCGTAGACTCACGGCGGCTCAAGTCGGGCCACTGCCATCCAGCGGAGGAATTACGTTTTGACCTTTTGGCGCAAATGGTCTGGCCTGCCCTGGGGGCTTGGCGCAGATCCCAGAGGCGGTCGAGCTGCCTGCTGCTTCAGGACCGCTCAGGCGACCCGCGAGGAGCTGGGCTTGCCCTGGCCGGCAGAACGGATGGAGCGCTGGTATGCGGCTGCGCACAGCGGCGCCTGGGACGATCTGCGGCGGGACTGGCACAGCCTGACCGAACCGATCGAGCAGCCTGAGGCCGGTGCGCTGATCCGCTTCGACCGGGGAGACGACAGCTTTGGGATCGGCGTGCTGCCGGATGAACGTACACTGATCACAGTGAGGCACTACGGGCGATTGATCGTCGGCCCGCTTGCTGCCTGCGGCAAGATGAACCTTTATCGCCTGCAATGATCCCACTCCTGCCATACGAAAAACGTCTTGCCGAGATCCTTGGCGTTTCGGAGGCAGTGTATCAAGAGTGGAAGGCGATTACGCTTAAGGCATCAGTAGAGCGTCCAGCAGAAGGGCCAGTATGTGGCCCGCTTGTGCCGGTACTTGTCAACCTGGCGATTTCGGTTGGCCTTACATTACTGTCGTCCCTGCTATTCCCTCGCCAGCAGCAATCCAGGATCGTTGCCACTAGAAAAACTGGCTCGCCAATTACAAGCAATCAAAGGTCGTCGCCGCGCTTCGGGTTTGACTCGATACAGGAGCCAGCGCAAATTGGGCAATTCGTGCCAATCATTATCGCCAAACGCGAGAACAATCTAGGCGGCGTGCGCGTAAGGATGCCGCTTATCTGGTCGCAGATCCTGGCATGGAAAGGTTCGCAAATGGCGAGGCTCATATTCCTGGCCGGCTCTGCGTATATGAGCGAGGATGCCTGGGATCCCGCCGGCTGGGCATTAGGCAATAATACACTTGGCGCCTACACTTACACTGGCGCCGCAATCACCAACTCAGCCAGATACAGCATCTATTATTCGCCAACTGGCGGCAGAATAGCTAGCGCTGACTTGATTGCCGGCAGGCAGGCGAGCACTGACGTTGGGAATTTCACCAACTATGGCGGGCAAGATGTTTTTGCAGTCAGCATTGGCCAGAACCAGTACAAGCAAGCCTTCTGTATGGCTGAAACGCCATCGACAAGCAGGGCATTTGGCCTTTACGGCTGGTGCCCCAATGCAATGATGCGCCGACCTACCGTAACAATCCAGCCTACAATTACAGCCAGAATCAGCAGCAGTGACAAGGTGCGGACCGATGATGACGCAGCAGCGCTTGTCGAGCTTCATAAGGGCAAGATTATTTGGTCAACACGCTGCGGCTTGCGTCAGCGCAATGGCGCAAATGTGGTCACTTCTGATTTTGGAGTCACAGAGGAAAGCGTTAGTATCGGTGATTATCTGCTTTATGTTTTGCACAGCAGCTCCAACGCTGACACTGTAATCAAGGTAGACCAATCAAACTCACGCATTAACGATAACAATGCTGCGTTTGAGGAGTCGATGAGCGGCATAGCGTCTTCTGTTGCAGCATTGCAGAACGCTGCTGACTCAGCACTTATCCCCAATGAGCTTTATAGAATCGGAACTTGCTGGGCCATCCTGGAGGAAAGGATCTCAACTGACCCCAATGAGACGATCTTCATTAGCGATGCAGAGCAAGAGCCGGCGGGGAATGGCAATACTGTGTCGTATGTGTTCAGGGTCGTAAGGGCTGGCAGCGCGACTTTTGTCGGGCCAGGCTTTTTGAACCCGCCAGCGCTTGCAACTCAAACAGGAAACATAATCTTGCCTGTTGAACACGATCCCGAAGACGACATATCAGATATGCTCAATGGTACTGAAGAACGATATAAGACATGCTCGATGGCGTCACAAGTCTTTCGCATGGCGGTAGCATCGGTTGGTGCCGTCAGGGCATTTAAGGTAAGCGAAATACTGATCAAGTCTAGGGTTGGTATAACCGTAAACGGAATGACGGGCTTCAGGGAATCGCCTACCGTGCAAACCATTAACGCAAAGGCCGGCCTCAACCAAACCGGCAATACCGCTGGCGGGGTGCTGTCCGTTTCGATCTACACCAGCAGCGGCAGCGAGGTTACATGCAAAACGCTTAGGTACAGTGCATTTGTGCTGGAGTACAGCGACAATCGCGGAGCCAGTTGGACGCAATTCCCTGAAGTGTTTGCCGTTGCCGGCGTAACAGGGGAAGAGGTCTACAACTATGTGCGTACCAACTTTCCGGCTTACAAAAGATGGGAGCGCAGGTTAGTGCCCATGCCAAGCTGGGAGATTCGCAAAAACGCTCTTAATAGGATTGTAGTGCTTGACACGAATAGCGGCGGCGAAGTGGTCAGTGTATCGGGCGATATTTCTGTTACCACGACTGGGTACGTTATCAACCCAACGGAAGAAAGCCATCGCAAGATAGCGCAACTTGAGCCATCGCAAAACATTGGCCACGGCTGGTCCGATTGGGATTTTGATTCTATGTTTGACGGCTACGCGAGATTCGCAGAAGCATTCCCGTATGACAATGTGCAATCATCAGTCGGCAATGCGCCAGAGCATGAAATCGCGCAAGTCAATTACTACGATGACCTTGATGCTATTCCTTCCTACGAATCGCTTTGCCCGGTAGGACTGAATATAATGGCTTCGCTGGAAATCAGCAGCCTTGCATCCTTCAGCGGCTTTTGCAATAACGGCTATGAAATGAGCAGATTGCTTGTCAACGATACGACAGGGCCAAGCCACCTCTGGCCTGACTGGTTCCGCGAAATAATGACAAACCCCAGACTTGGCGCATCACCTCCCACGCAACTGGCGCAGATTGACAGGCCCAGCTTTCAGGAAGCAGCGCAATGGTGCCAAGACAGAGAATACTTTTATGACGCAGTAGAGGATGAGCCGCTAAGTATTCTGGACTGGGCATCAGAAACTGCACTAGCTCACTTGCTTAAAGTGGTACGCCTTGGCGGTGTTTACTACCTCAAAAAAGCGATTGAGTTTGACGCGCCACTTGATATTAAGGCTCAGTTTAACAATGGCAATATCGAAGAAGGCTCCTTCAGGCTGAACAGTATTGACTACATGACGAGACAGCCGTTTATCGTGCAGGTTAAATGGCGCGAAGAATCAACCGGCGCGGAAGCTCCATTGTTCGCCCGTGAGCGCGTGGCAATGGTACGGATGGCAAGCACTAGCGTTAATGCGCCAGTGAAGACCCTTGACCTTTCAAAGTGGTGCACGAATTACAGGCAAGCGATTGACGCAGCCTGCTATTACATCCGATTCGTGACAATCCACGATCACCAGATTAGCTTTAAGACAACGCCAGACGTACTAGCGGCACAGCTCCGTTCTGGCAGTTTTTTCATCATGGACTTTGATGTTGTCAACTATAGCAATACGTTCCAGGGATTTATACAAGACGACGGAACTATTGTCTCAACACGACCATGGCTAATGCCAGCAGGCAACGCAACCTATAACGCGATAACCTGGGACATGGAAGGCGATCCCCAGGAGCAGCAAATCACCGTGCTTAACGGCAAGGCTTCTCCCGCAAATCGCTTCTTTGCTATAAGAGACAGCTCGCTCAAGCCGCGTGTGTATGAAATAAAAAAAGTGAACATTGACGGCGAAGGGGTTATCACTATTGATGCGTTCCATCATCCCACCAACGCAAACGGTTTTAGCCTGCTTGGGGTAAACTGGACGACGTACGAAACTGACGCAAATTGGGTGATTGAGCTATGAACATTATTAACGCATTGCCAGGTATCGTGCCAACGGCAAGAACGTTTACGATGGGCCAGTGGCCGCAAAAGCGCATGAAGATGCGCAATGGGCGCACAGTTCGCTGGGGGCTTTGCAATAAACCATCGGGCGACAAGATGGATCTTGCATGGGAGAATATCACCTACGCGCAAGCTGAACAGCTTTGCGCAGTATGGGACGACAGCTACGGGATCTACGGCTCGCTGTCTCAGGCGCCCTCGATACCGCTGACCGAAGAGATCCTGGCCGGCACCAGCGGAGAGCTGAAGACCTTGCTCACGCTGCCGTTTCCTGGCTCAAGCTGGCACTTTGCGGGGCCACCACGGGTTGGGGCTGTCAAGGCAAGGCGCTGCAGCGTTAGAATACCAATCAAGCTAAGAGCGGCAGCCGTTTACACGATATGACATTTACACTGCCGGCTTACACTCCGACTAACTGGGAGCTGACGCTGCCTGGTTATCCTGTCATAACTGCCAGCTTCCGCTCTACGTCGTATCCAGATATTCTTGGTTCGTTGCCTAGCGAATCCAGGTGGAAATTAAGCTACGAAAACATGACAGGCGATGAAGCGCTTGCGCTTTTGTTGCCATGGAAAGCAACTGGCTGCGGAATATGGCCGCTTGGTCAACTGCCGGCGGAGGTGGCAGGAGGCGTGGACGACGCAAATTTCAGGAAAAGACTCATAGATGTAGCGTGGGCGATCGAAAGGGAGCCGGTCATGCTATCGGTAAAGAACGGTCGCTTCACTGTTACGATTGACTTGATTCACGAATTAACATTTCAGTCGGCCCCGGCACTTGAAAATCCAATACAATCTGACCCGCCAGTATTTGGCCTTAATGAAGCCCCGGTTCCAGAGCAAAGTGAGCTGCGGGTAAACGATGGCCCCTATGTTATAGGCTATCACTTTGCCACGGACTTTGCGCGACGGCTCACGCGCATAGGAATCTACAAGCCGGTGCAGTCTGGCGTCAACCAGCCTTCCACTATGGATCATTCGGTAGGGATATGGGACTGGTCGAACGTGGGTGCTCCAAACTACGGAGCACCCACGCTTATATGGCAGCAAGATTTCCTGGCGTCATCTACTTGTGTCGTAGATAGCACTCCAACCGTGACACCCTATTATTGCTGGTTCGACATTACTGGCGGCCCGGAACTTGACGCAAACGTTGATTACGTCATAGCCGCCACTTGGGATGAACGTTCTCCAGTTGAATATCCAAGAGAAGATGTGAACATCTTTCTCCAAGGGTTTAGGTTAAACGAAACAGCAGCCACACAGCAAGGCGCCGTGCCGGATATGCTTATTGACCTTGACAGCGAGTCGTACTATGCGCCAACTATAAACACGGCGCCTCAAAAAGGTTTCCTTACTGTAAACATGGCGCTGTCTTCAATAACGTAACGTCTCCGCGCCAGTGCTTGTGCTACGGTTCAGGCAAACAGCCTTTCGTTTTTCGCTAAAGCAATCCAGCTATGTCCGTCCTCGTCGGCTCCCACGGAGCAGCGCAACTTGATCTTGGCGGCGGCTTAAAGTATGTCGCCAATATATTCTCATGGGACGCAAGCATGAAGCGCAATATGTTAAGCCGTACAACGCAAGCCGATGATTTCGAGAAAAATACCGGCGGCCTAGCTGGCTGGAGCGGCAGCTTTAGCTTCAAGTTGCAGTTTTCTGATGATACAAGCACCGCGCAAAGCGCATGGCAAATGCTTGATTTTGCGTTTACCAAAACAGACGACGACTTAAAAGCAGACCTTCGACTCATCCTGCAGTCGCACAAGCTGACTCCTGACTATGACATTTTTCAGACAACCGTTGGCGGCATCATCCAATTAGCGGGAACAATCGTCATCGGTGATGTGAGCCTGGACTGCACCGATCCAGAGCAGCCAATCATCGCCAAAGCGTTCTGGAGTGGTGACGGCGCACTGGCCCTGCAGCGGGCCTGATTCCTTGACGGTCGCCGCCGGCCAGCCCTATGCTATACGAGCACGGCCAGGCTTACCAGTGTTCGGCGGACAGGAGGAGCGAATCGGCAAGCTGGAAAGTGGCTTGGTCCGACTTGAAGTGACCGTTGATCAGCTTGCCGGCGTGGTAAAGACTGAGCATACAGCAAATCAGGAAATACGGAGACAAGACAGGGAGGAACTGAAAGAGCACGTCAACAGAATGGATAGGTCGGTTACTACCTTGACGGAGGAAATAAAGAAAATCGCCGAAAGGACAAGCGCGGTTGACAATAGCGTGCTAGTCAAGCAGTCACAAGCGAGCGGTGCCGTTGATACGGCGAAATGGATCATTGCGACCCTCTTGGCTCTTTTTGCAATAATCCTGGCGTACCAACAAGGAGAGCGCAATGATTACGTCCCGCCGGAAGGGCATTACAGCGAAAGGGCACGATGACGCAATCTACCACGATCTCAGGCCGCCCAAATGCAACGCTGCCTCTTAGCGGCACTGAGCGAATCCCGATGGATCAAGCCGGTGCGACCGTATCGGCTGGCTTGTTTACCTTTGGCCAACCCTACAGGATCGCTACACTAGGGACTACGGACTTTACGTTAATTGGCGCCGATGCTAATGAACTTGGCCTGATCTTTACGGCAACTGGCGTAGGCGCAGGCACTGGTACTGCGGTCATAATGACGACCGTAGATGCAACCGTTCAAGATATTGCAAACTTTGGCGGCGGCGGCGGGGGCGGTGTTGGCGCCTACGTCTACCAGCAGTCCACGCCGGCCACGACCTGGACGATCAACCATGGCCTAGGTTATCGTCCTAGTGTTGAGCTGCTGGATTCCGGCAGTCAGGAGATCGACGGCGAGATTGCACACCCAACTGTCAATCAAACCGTTGTCACACTAAGCCCAGCCACTGCGGGTTTAGCCCGATTGATCTAACCCAACTCCACCGAGAAGCACCATGGCCCGCAAGTTTTTTGCTAACGCAGACTTTCAAGGCGTTAGCAAGGTTATCAACCTTCCGAGCCCAACTGCGGCCGGTGATGCCGCAAACAAAGGCTACGTTGATTCCGCTATTGAAGGCCTTGCGCCAAAAGACAATGTTCGCGTCAAAAGCACCGGGAACGTAAATATAGCGGCTCCAGGAGCGTCCATGAATGGCGTAACCTTTGCGTCCCAAGATAGAGCGTTGCTGGGAGATCAAACGCTTCCTGCCGAAAACGGCATTTACGTTTGGAATGGTGCGTCTACCCCAATGACTCGGGCGCTTGATGCCAGCACCTTTGATAAGCTGGAATCGGCGGTTGTCAGTATTGATGAAGGCGCTGTAAACGCGCAAACAACCTGGAGGCAGACAGCGGTAAACGGCACCATTGACGTTACTGCAATTACCTGGATACCGTTCGGCACTTCAGCGCCATCAGCCAGTGAAACAACTGCCGGCGTTGCCGAAGTTGCAACACAGGCCGAAGCCGATGCGGGAACCGATGACGCTCGCTTCATCACTCCGCTAAAGCTGAAAAATTCCGCGCTACTACTCAGGAAGAAAGAGTTTGACGTTGGCGACGGTAGCACCCTTAGCTTTACTTGTTCACACAACCTTGGGACCAGAGCCGTAAGCATTACAGTTTACCCGAATAGTGGAGACTACGACGACGTAGAGCCCGACAAACGACGGCCCTCTATCAATGCGGTGGCAGTAGTATTCGCAACCGCTCCGGCAACGAATGCTTATCGCGTTGTAGTAATCGGCTGATGGCACGAGAATTTCTCACATCTGTTGATCTGCGCGGGGGCCTGCTAATTGACGGCTCCCCTGGCGCAACAGGGCAAACCCCCACGCGGCAACCTGATGGCTCACTTTTATGGCAGGCCCCAGCCGGCGGGGGCGCCAGCACGGTTTACTCAACCAGCAAACTTATCACGCCATTCCTGGGAGCAACCGCTAATGGTGCTGCAATCAGCGCAAACACAATCGCGCTGATTCCGTTTGATCTTAAAAGGTCCGGGCGCGTTGACGAAATGCACGCACGGGTTCTAACGGGCCTGGCGGGGGCAGTGTTTCAAATGGCCATTTATGGCATGGATGCCAATGGAGATCCGACTGGAATACCAATAGGTACAACCGCCTCGTTAAGTGCCGCCGCGAATGCGAACGTGTTTGACGCTTTGGCGACACCTTTTAACCTGGTTGCTAATACTCCCTATTTTTGGGCCGTCAACGTAAGCACTGGAACTTCAGTTACGTTTCTGGCGCTGGCTGCAACCAATACCTATCCTTGGACTATATGTGGGCCCAGCAGTATGAGTGGCGTCAGCGGCACTAGTATGTGTTTCCACTATACCATAGCTCAAACATTTGGAACATGGCCAGATTTAACCAGTTCAACTTTTGCCACTGCGATGGGGCTTAGCAGAGTGCCAGTAGGATTCCTTAAGTTTGGGACTCTTGTCTAATGACTATAGAGTATAACTCCGCTGCGGGTACTATCACGATCACCGACGCGATCGGTAACCGGCCCCCCATCGTGCTGGACGGCACTGCATCAGCCGAGGAAGTTGAGGCGGCCATAATTCTGTATCACCCACCTGACCCGCCCATTCCAAAATATGTCGGTTTTTACAATGATTTAATTGCTCATCCAATTTATTCGACAATCAGCGCAAAGGCTTCATTATTCCAGCCGCTACTTGCTGCCTCAACAGAGTTTATCGCAGCATTCGCTGACGCCAAAGCGGGAAACCCAAATCCTAGCGCCATCCGTCTGACGATGTGGCGTTTACTTTACTGGCTGCAGCCATCAAACGACGAGCTGGCAATTATTCAGTCCATGCTGGACGCCAACAACCTGGCCAACTTGTATCCGCTGGCAATCCCGCCACCTATCTTGGCGGCGTTTAACGCAATGCCTAATCCGTTTCTGTTTTATCAGGGAATTCTGAATAGCAATTTTTATCAAACAAAACTTGTGCCGCTTATACTATCAGGCGCCAGCTCAATACCGGGCGATGCGACTACAATCATGGGATTTGCAATTAAGGACGCTCAGGCCGGTCTGGTTCCGTCGCCATCACCGAATCAGCCACCGAATAGCCTGCAGTCTGCCATTTGGTTATTCATGGCTGCCGTGGAGACGCAGGTAGACGCAGCAGACCTGGCGGAGCTTCAAGCGCTGCTCGATGCAGCGAACCTTTCAGGCATGTATTCGCTCCAGCCTCCAGTACAGTAAGCTCAGCCTCACTGCCGGCCATGACGCAAGCCAGTTCCGATTCCAAGATTCCAACAGGCAAAACGTCAATGCAGCTTGACGTAAAAACAATCATTGGGCTTGCTGGTGCCGCAATAGTATTGATTACGCTTGCAGTTTCAGGGCATAGGTACATCAGGGACTGCCGCGCTGCCGGCGGCGACATTGATCAGTGCTGGGACAAGGGCTTAACTATCGCAGGTATGGGAGCCGGCGGCCCGCTAAGCGCTGGCGTGGTGCTAGGCTATATTGTCGGCACCGCCGGCAAGGAAAAAGAAAAGGCCGAAAAGTACGAAGAAGGCTTTTGGACGCTTAACCCTGATCTCCGCAATGACAACCAGCCATGACACGAACACTGCAATCTTTTGTTGAGCACACTAATTTTGACCTTCCGCATCATGTTGCATTCTGGAATGCCGTAGAGCGTGCTCTACCTGCCGGCAGTCTCAGCACTGATGGGGGGCTAGGTAGCATTTGGGACAATGCCGTACCTGTCAAGCAACCACCACTTGCGCCAGTTGAGCGTACTGAATGGGTGACAAAGGTTAAGGCATTAAATCTTAGCCAGCCCGATGCGTCTACATGCCAAGCCGCTTGCATTGGCATGGCGGTAGGTGACGCCAACGTGCAAAAAATCAGGCGCAACCTGTTGGCGCAGGGAGTAGCGGGCGATCCTGCTGTAATGGGTCGCGTTATTCTTCCTTACGGAAGACCGTATAAATACGAAAATAATGCAAGCCTAGCGCAAGTTTATGACTGGCTGAAAGCTGGCGAGTTCCTGATCACCCACGGCTGGTTTACCGGAAGCGGCCACGTTATCTGCCTTGATGGCTTAAAAGCCAGAGCTAACAGTAATCGCCATGACCTAAATGTTAAAGATCCGTGGTCGGAGTTTAACGCTGCCACTTGGCGCTACGATTTAACAAGCAAGTTTTTTGACGGCTTCTACACTGATCGACTGATTTATGCCGCTTGCGTTGCTGGCGCCGGCAACGTTGACGCTAAGCGCATCTACGATTCTGGCGCTGTCGATACAGCTAGAACAGGAATGTGGGTACATCGTTTCCTTGTCAGCTAACATGGTCCGCGTTTCATGGTGGAATGGCAGCGCACAGCATGAAGACGTACCGGAAAACATAGCAATGCAGCGCGTGCATTGCTACACGCGCTGCGGGTTTCTGTGCTGGTGGAAGCATCTTGATCAGACGCCTCTACCAGTGCCAACTCAGGCCGCCTGAGCGTCGTCCAGGAGAGGCGTGCCAGGCTGCTCGATGGACTCACCCTTGCGGGGGCGCACGGGCTCCACGATGCCGGTAGGCGTCAGGAGGATGGTGCGGTCGCTGGGGTAGGAGACCTCGAACACCTCACCCGCTTGCGCCCCGATCTTGCGGGCAGCCAGTTGCGACACCAGCAGTTGGCCCTGGCCGGTAACCCGAGCCCTGGTTTCCCCAGCATGGGAACCGCCATGGCCAGCAGGACTGGTGCCAGTGTCAATGCCTTGCGCCTGCAAAAGCGCGTTGGCGAACTGACTCTTCATCACTCGCTCTTGGCCAGTCTTGGTAGTGGTCCGATAGCCGGCATCAAAGGCAATGTCAGAATAAATGCGACCGGCCGCAGTTTTTTCGTTGTAGAAAACAAGCAGCTCGGCGCCAACAAGCCGAGTAACGGCTTCAGGTTCTTGGGCTTCGGAAGTCTCGGCGCTTTCGTGATGAAACTGGCCATCGGGCTCAGTGCCGCCGTCGTCGCCGTCTCCCCAGCCGTCAGGAGCAAGCTCGTCAATGGCAGAATCCTCTTTGTCGGCCATGTTGTCTTCCAGCTCCTCTTCAAGAGCCGGATCTGCGATGGGCTTCTCAGCAACGGGAGCGGCTTTGGTTTTGGTGGGCATTGGGATGAATGCAATACCCCAGAATCATACCACGCAACCTCAGTGGCGCATCATGGGAGCCAACGCATTAAGCGCAGCTTGAAACACGGCATGGCCACCAGTCAGGACCGATCGCTGGTGGTGTAACAACAACCCGCCGGCAAACTGCAGCCAGCCTTGGTCGAGATCAGGCCGGTTCCAGTGGTGCTCCTTGACGCCATCGACTGATAACATAAAATTGATGCCACGCTCTACGCGCAACCCGTGAACTGCCTCCACGCCAAAGCAGTAGGAGCCTTGTTGCATCTGCCAGCCATCACGCACGCGAGCAGTTACCTCTCGCACCTTGCCATACACTTCTGCGTCCACCTTGGCAAGGTGCTCGCAAATGCCACGCAAGATTTCATCATCGGGGGCGTAGTCGGACAGTCGTTGGTAACGCTCGGCAAAGTGTTCAGCTTGATTGCTTTTCCAGTCGCACATGGTAACAATACCATCGACCTCAGCGACGAGATCAGGCGTCAAGCCATAGCAGCCGCCTGGATGGATCATTGGTTCTTCGATGACATAGACCTTCCCGATGCGGGGAAGGACATTTTTAAGCCATAGCTTATGTATTGCGGCAGCTTCCGTGTCCTTGGGGCATTCTGGCTCTACTGCTTCTTGCTCAAAGGAGCCAAGCGACAAGCCAGCCATAGCATGAAACCTTGTGCCAACATCAGCGCGAATATCTCTGACGCGCTCCATAAAATACTCGGCGCCCATTTCGTTAAGCCCTTTGCGCATTAGCGACTGGCGCCATCGCGTCTTGTCGAAGTCCTTACCGCCGGCCAATGCAATAATATGCGAAGACGACGGCACCTCAATAGCGCGAGGCGCTTGCATGTAGAAATACTTGTGGTCTTCTTCTCTAAAAAAAACTCCCGGCTGAGCCGGGAGTAAACGCAGTTCAGGCATCAGAAATTAGCCGGGAGGACAGGGGCAGGAGGCTGGCCGTGGATCGCACCAGGGATCGGCTGGGCGGGCGCTGGAGGCGCTACAGGCGTAGGCTGATCGTGCCTGTAAGGCTGCTGAGGTGGGAAAGGTGGCTGAGGTGCCGGCTGCTGCGGTGCAGCGAAGCCAGCAGGCACAGGAACATGAGCAGGCCAGCCCTCGGGAGCTTGCGGCTGCTGTGGTGCAGCACCAGCCAATGCAGACCAGACCAGGCCAGCCCAGCCCTCAGGAGCTTGCGGCTGCTGGGGGCTGGGCTGCATCGGCTGTGGGTGCCCGTACTGCGGCTGGGAGCCGTAGAGCTGGCCAGGCGCTGGCTGAGGCGGGGCAGGGGCCGGCTGTGGTTGCTGCTGAGGCTGTGGCTGGGCGTACTGCGGCTGCTGGGGCATCTGCTGAGGCATCGGAGTAGGTGCCTGCCCTTGCCCGTACTGCTGCGCAGCTTGCTGACGCGCTGCAGCACCACGCTGAGTATCCGCCAAAGTAGAAAGCTGACCCGAAAGAACCGGCTTTTTATCGCCTGGCGTAACTTGCTGGCCGTAAAGCGCAATGTCCAGCTTGATGCAAGGCTGGCCGCCTCGATCCTGCGTGTACTGGCCGGCATTAAAAGCGGCCAGCAATTCCTGAACCAAGGCGTAGGAAAGCTCCAAGTTGCCTTTGTAATCAGGCTGGTTGGCAGCGCTCTTGCGATCGTTTACCCAAAGCGCAGTGCGATTGGGGCGATACTGTGACTGTTGCGGTTGGGAATAGGTCACTGAAGGACAGGCAGAGGTTGGACAGGATTAACCATGGCCGGTGGCATGGTCGCCATCGGTGGCTGAGGTTGCCAGCCGGGATGCACCGCTTGTTGCGGATACATTGCTGGCGGCGCTTGCACCTGCTGGCCAGGAGCCGGCCATGATTGCACGCCACCAGGCAGGCCAGGAAGCTGCGTTGCAGCAGGCGGGCTGTTGCCATAAACGGCCTCGTTGCCATCATCGTCCTTTTCAGGACAAATGGCTAGAAGCGCAAACAGATTGTAACGTGTGCCGATCTTGAAGTTGGCGGCGAACTTGTGCATGTTCGACATATCAGTAACAAGGAAGTCCGAACAGAAATCCTCGCTACCATCCTTAAAACCAACAGTTGTGCGCAGGCGCCAAAAGGGCTCCTCGTAAACAAATTGCGAATGAATTACGATCCCCAGTTCAAGTAGAGCTGGTTCAACTGCCTTAAGTAGCTTGGGCAAGCCAGTGTACTTGCTTTTCAAATACACGTTATCTTGGTCAAAGCTGAGATCGCCAAAATTAGCCTTGGCGGCAGCGATTGCTTCAAGCAAAGAAAGCCTAGGAAGTTGCGTCACTTGCGGCAGCGGCGCGACAGGTTGGACCATTGGCGCTGGCGGTTGAATTGGCGGTGGTGCAGTTGGTGTGCGTGCCATGGGAAATCAGCGGAACAAGCAAATTGTAGCATAAGGCAAGCTAGTCAGCCAAGCGGCATTCCCCCATCACTAAACTCAGAAAGCGAACTTTCCGAGCCGCGATCAAGCGACGGCTCCTTTTCAATTCTTTCCCTAAACTTCCTCAGCACAATCATTGGCGAGATTCGGAATGCAAGCCGAACCATCCACTCCCCTTTAAGCGCGGCTTCTAGCGCTTTAAGTGCAGTTACTGAGCCATTCCGAAAATGCTCCTCGCAAAGCTCGTCAAGGTGCCGGCCTAGCGTTTGAGTTGCTGACGAAAACTGCTCAAGTCTTTCTGGCGGCGCTTCCTTCCAGGCGACTTCTGCAGGAGTCGGAACAATGTAACCACCGTTCTCACGGTAATGCGTGCAGCCAGCCAAGAATGCTTCGCGCAATGCCCAGCCATGCCAAGCATGGCCGCCACGGGGGGAAATCGCATCAGCGTGTTGCACCACGCTATCGACATATCTGTAAGCAGCTACGACTTCAGGAAAGCCAGGGCTGCCTAAAGGGCGAGCGGAATGCTCTGGCGTTAAATCGGTGCTCATGGCACGTTTCGTGTTGGACACCCAAGCATTGCACGCTGTCGCCTTTTTGTCAAGCCCCTAATCGGGGAACCTTCCAAGTGCCACAAAAGTTTGCGCATTCTTAGATTGACGCCATTCGCCAAGACCCATCGAAACTAGCTGCTCCATTGCAGCCTTGATCTGTGCAGCCTGCACGGTTTTGCGATGTCGAATTGGCACGCAGGCCGCCGCGAACTTAGCAACAGTGCAACCATTGTTGGCCTTGGCGTAAGTGTGAATGCGCCTATTAAGGTCAAACGCACCATGCTTCTGCATCTGACTTTCCTGCTGCTCCACAATCGCGTAGCTCTGAAGTAAATCCACCAACACCGTAGCACGCGCTAGTAACTGCTTGGACAGGTATAGCTCGCTAACCGTTTCCTCGCCGGCAGCAACACGGCATAAGTGCATAACAAGCGCAACTTGCAGCACATAGCCAAGCCGCTTGCCAAATACAGCCTTTTGGCTTTCAAGCGACACAGCCTGTGACTTGTCGTAAGTATCGCGGTGCAGCGCCTTAAATAATTCTACCGCTTCCGGCTCAAGCCTTAATACGATCGGCTTCAATTCAAGGCAGCGTAAATAAAAGTTCTCCAAGCATTGCTCAGCCATGTGTACCGCTACAAGCTCCTCTGGTGAACGGCAAAAGTTTGGCTCCGTGTAATCATTGACCAGCGGCACCATCAGGCATCGAGCAAATAGGCCAGCATCATCGCCCTCTTCAACCATCCGGCGGAATACACCAGGCTGCACGCCACCGAGTAATGCGTTCTGGACTTTACCTTTAACCATCTTGGTTCTCCTGCCGACACGATGCGAAGCGCTAACATTGCCATCGAATAAGCACAGAAACGTTTCCTTGCCTTTCCCTTTGCCGCCGGCCTTGTATTCATCAAAGTTACCAAGGATCTCCTTAACCTCCTCTGAGTAGATAAACGTGCCCAACCCCTGCCGGTGGTTATCGCCTAGGATCCCAGTAAGGGATTCGGTCGTAAAGTTTGTGATACAAGTCTGTAATGCCTCTGGCTTATCGGGACGCAATGCTTTCGCTACATTAAGATAGCGTGATTCGTATTCGGATTCAGCGGTATCGCTAATGTGATCGTAATGATTCAGGACAAGTCGTAGCCTGTACTGGCATAAGTGGCGCATAATTGGGCTCTTGCCGCTACCTGATGAACCGGCGAGTAGCAGCCAAATTACGGGCTCCTTAACAAACAAGCCATCGCCTGCATCAACCCGATGGCCCGCTCTAAATGCACCGGCAGCAGTAGTAAGGACCACTGCCACTGCCGTAAGCGGATCGCAGGCAAGGTTAGCCGTCAATGTTTCGACCGCATCAAGCAACATATCAGGCAAGTAATCAGAAGTAGTGACAGATGCTCTCTTGACTGCTATATTCTGACGCTCTGTTATTGCGTCAGTAGCGCCAAGTGCTTCGCTTTCAACTTGCCGGTCCTCTTCTAATGAATCCCATATCCTCCTGGTGTCAAATGCTGACGCATCATGCGCTGATGCAATATCCGCAATGCCAGCTTGAATGTCTGCCGCAGAAGCAGGGTTGGTTTCATAAAAATCCTGCAGCGCTTTCTTGATCGCAGCAAAACTGATGCGAGTAAGCGGCGCTGGCTTGGCTCCAGACGCTGATTTAATCGCTGCTGCAATCAATGAACCCAACTGCTCTGCCGGCATGTCATCGACGCTGCCGCCATCGGGTACGTCACAAATGGATTCTGCTGGGATGATGCGCAGCTCGATCTGCGCAAGTTGCGCAGCAGCTAAAAATGCAGCAGCCTTCTTTCTGCCTGGCGCATCATTGTCAGAAATAAAATAAACAGTCTTGACGCCTACCGATAGCAGGCCGGCATACCTTGCTCTGCAGCTTGTTTCGTCTCGTTGGTGGCCAGGGTGAGTAATCGCCGCAATTCCATTAGCTCGCAATATCTCTACACACTTCTCGCCTTCAACTTCTATGACAGAGCTGCCAGAATTGCTATCAAGCGATCCATAAAACGGCCATATCTCGGAACCAGCGCCAGCATTCCAGCGCTCATTAAAGAAGAATTGCGGTTGAAAATCTTTCTTCTTCTCGCCCTCGTAGTCATGTCTTTGTACCCTTAAATCCTGCCGGTATTGATATGTCGTAATGAAGCAGGACTCATTGCCTTTGTGCGCCGGCAGTGGGACCGCAGCGGGCATCGGCTCGCAAGCCGGGAGCCCGTGGCCCTTGCCCCGGTCAATCACGAACACCGCGCCATCCCTGCTGTCGTCCCGCGAGTCCCTACTGTAGGCCCAGCGGCGACCTGAGGCGTCGGTCAGGACCTGACCGATCTTCAGTCGATCCGGTGGGCCGAAGCTCTTGCCTCGATGACAGAAAACCATCTCGCCATCAGCGCGAATGCGGCAATCACCGTCTTTTGTTCGGCCGCAAATTGGACAGGGGTTCCTCTCGCTGGACTGGTTCCAACGTTCCATGTGTTAGAATCTCGTGGTTGGACAAATTGGCTGCCTAAGGGTCGGATGCTTTGGGGGTGTCCGACCCTTTTTCTTTGAGCCGCCTGGCGGCGTGCTTCCGATTATGGCACAACCGAGCAAGTGTGACAGTTGCGCGACTGGTACATGGGCAAAGCTATATTGCGTGGCCATAATAGCCTAGCGTGTAATCGCTGGCACCCATGGGCAACCTTGCCAACTGGACAGAGCTTGAAGATAGCGGCGTGCTACCGCGCCCACCTGGCAGGGAGGAGGCGGTAGCGGTTACAATGGCAAGGACAGCAGCCAAAAAAGCTGCTGAAAAAGCAAAAACTACCAAGGCAGCCAAATGACTGAGCAACAAGTTTGGATTATTCCAGGCGATCCCAGCGACATGGCACCATTGCCGGCACTAAAGCATGGCGAGACATGCTTCTCTGACTACAATCGGCGGAAGCAAGTCTTTGGAGATATTTACGAACATCTCTTCATGCCAACATACGACACGTTTGAAGAGTGTCGCTCAGCTATGATCAGCTTGCGCACGGGAACACTAGAAGAGGCCAATCAATATTGCCGGCAGCTTGCGGCATCCATCGAGCACATTAAAACCATCCCAGCCGCCACCTTCCCAAATGTCAGCCGAGAAGTACGAAAAGACCAAGGGCAAGAAAAAGCCCAAGAACAAGAAAAGGCCGAAGGACGACAAGAAGAAGCCAGGCCAGCGCCTGAGCTAAAGAAGAAGCCATCGCGGAGCTGATCGCTGCTATCGCGCACCAAAGGGCAGGCATTGCAGGCCTGCCCTTTTTTGTGCTACAATGCCATTGCCCGCATTCCTCACGCGCACAATGAAACGCTTCCTTTCCCTTCTGTTCGATGGCTGCTGGCATAGCTACAGGAGGGTCGCTACAATTCAGATCACAAGTCCGTCTGGCATTAGCGGCACTGAATATCATCTAAAATGCAAGCATTGCGGAAAACTGAAGCAAGCCAGGCTATGGCACCTTTCGCGGTCACGATAGAGGAGAGTCCCGCCCGTAAACCCTACTCAGTTGATCACCATGAAATCCATTCTTTCCCTTGATCTTGGCACTACAACCGGCTGGGCATTGCGCAGCCGTGATGGCTCGATCGTTTCAGGCAGCCAATCATTTAAGCCGCAACGCTTTGAAGGTGGCGGAATGCGCTACCTGCGCTTCACTCGCTGGCTGTCAGAAGTTGCAGTTGCAGGAAATTCAAATCTATTCAGGGATGATGCCGAGCGCGTCAACGATACATTGCTCGATCAGATTGTATTTGAAGAAGTGCGCCGGCACGCTGGCGTAGATGCCGCACACGCCTACGGTGGTTTTATGAGCCAGCTTACTTCTTTTGCCGAAAGGCACGCGATACCTTATGAAGGCGTGCCAGTTGGTACAATCAAAAAGCACGCTACTGGCAAAGGCAATGCAGGCAAGCCGTTAATGATGGCCGCCATGCAAGGGCTTGGGTACAACCCGGTCGATGATAACGAAGCCGATGCTTTGGCGCTGCTGCATTACGCTATCGAGAGGTATTGACCCATTCTCTATACTTTCTCCTTTCCGCTCGATTCTGGCTGCAGCCATGACCAATCCACGCCTGACCTTTGGCGAAATGACGACCTACGGGGAGCTTGCCCGTGGGGTGCATCCAGCCGATGAACTCGGCCTGCAGATGGCCATGGCCCTCGGGCAACCTGATCCGCCATCGCCGCCGTTTGCCGTGGTGCCTGTGTTGCTTGATGGATCGCATATCGGCTGGTTGGCCAGCGTCCGGTACGTTTGGGGCGGAACGTGCTACGAATTTCGCTCCATAAGCGGCAACACAAACTTTTCTTGCGCAACCAAGGACGCGATACTAGACCACCTTCAAGAGGTGCTACAATTATCGAGTTGATCACCAACCACCAGCCATGCGCTTCCAACTTTCCGACCCAACCAAGACCGAGCAAATTGCAACTGTCTTCATGTTTACCGCTTACGACCGCTGCGGAAGCGAGCTAGGCATGGGCCTTCTACAAGCCGTTAACAACATGAGCCCTCTAAGTATTCGCAAGTATTTATCTGAGCGACAAAGCTGGAAAAACCAAGGATGGATCGAACTTGGAGGCGATTACATTGCGGGTCGAATGGTTAAAACTGAAATTGAGTTTGAGCCAGTTGCTGGCCTTGTGGAGATACGCGACGACGCGCCTAGCCCTGACTATCAAGGATGGTCTAGCGGGGTGCCGTCGGATCCAGGTGTTTTGCGTCAGTGGTCGCCATCGTCGGACAAGCTCAATTCCTATTGCGACCTGCTGATGACTGCCGCTAAACTTGTGGGCGTTGAGCTTGCGCAAGTCGAAACAGTTACCGCCTGAGGCCCTTGGCTTGCCCGTCCAAAGCGGGCAAGCCCTTTCAATTAATTGTCCCCATCACCAACCACCAGCCATGCAAGCCTCAGCAACCAGGCGCCTCTGGGAATGCAAGCATTCCTATTACTGCGAAGAAGAAAACTATTTTGCTTCCGCAAGTAATAAAACTACTTTGGAGTTTAAGTCTTTTGCTGCCTTCCTAAGCGAAGAAGAAGATGCAGACAAAGACTACAATCTATTGTTCAGATGGGACTGGACAGAAGAAGATGGCGATGGCGACAGTCAATGCGCTTACAACGGTGACGATTATTACAGGAATGGCAAGCTATCACTTTTCTTCATGGGCCAACGTAAAGGGCTTTATCGTTCAGTCACAGTAGAAGTGTGCAGGGCGGACGAAGCCAGCGTAATTAAGTATCTTGCTCCTCGCTGGCAGCACATGCAGGAGCTTTGGGCTCCGCTAACTTGCGCCTAAGTCTTTCAAGCGCTACAATTAACAAGCCAACCGCCAACCACCAGCCATGCAAACTCCAGCGCCAAATCCCGCAGAACAACTTGCCGCCAGGCTGCTGTATCTGCAGCAGCAAAAGAAAGCCATCGAAAGCGAAGAAAGCGAAGTCAAAAAAGCATTAGAGGAACTTTACGGTAGTGACGCCATCCCCGCCAAAACAGACATGGACGTTCTGTTCTCTGACGGCAATTTTCAAAAAGTACGCCTGCAGCGCGTATCAACTGGCACCTACTTCAAGGTGGAAGATGATTACAAAGATGATTTTACTGCCAAAGGCGCAAGCTGGAAGCGGACTACCTGAAGAACGGCAAAGCAACAATGGCCGAAAAGGCTTGCACTTGGAAAGTGCAGGTAGTGAAGAAATGAGTAAACTTACAAGATCCTACGGCTGGGAGATTGGCTCCCAGCTTTGCACTAGAGACGGCAGAAAGTGTGGCAACGCAGTGATTGTTGAGCCGGTTATACTAACACTAAGGCGTTCCGCCGCATGGACCGTTATCACAGACGCGGGCAATGAAATGACTCTTACAGAGCCAGAGCTTCAAGAGTTGTTCTATTTTCCCACACAAAAAATGGACTTGCAGACAGCGCCTGGCTATGTTAAGTGGATGCTTGGCAGAAACAAGCCAACGTACGATGGGAGGGAAGTGCAATGAGCAACAAAAGCGACAGGCTGCATCCTGGCACCGACGAAATTAGGGACCGCTTTGAGGCTTGGTGGGAAAATGAAGGCAAGTTTATCCCGCATAACACAGAAACCGACCGCAAGCAGGCAGCCTCGCTGGCTTGGCAAAATGGAGCGCTTATTGCTATCGGTGTGGTCACTTCTATTAGACGTAAATAATGTTCACCCTTAGAGACTACCAGCCCCCTTTAGTGTGCGCAACTGTTGAGCACATGAACGAAGGGGGCGCACCGTGCCTGGTGTCGCCCACTGGCAGCGGCAAAACTGTGATACTAGCAGAGATCACAAGGCTCTATCGTGAATGGGGGTATCAAGTTATCCTTGCCGCGCATCGCAACGAAATTATTAAGCAGCTCGCTGCATCATGCCGCAAGCACTGTAATGAGCCGGTAGGATTTTATACTGCTAAACGTATGACGGAAGATCGTGGCATCATGGTTACGATGATGCCAACACTTGCGCGTAGACGGGAAGCGGTATCCACGTTTCGTGGTAGGGTGCTACTATTGGATGAATGCTTCCCTGCGGGGACTCTTGTAGATGGGCGCCCTATCGAGGATGTTTGTGTTGGCGATTGCGTGACCGCATGGGATGGCCGGCGACTGCAAAAGCGCAAGGTGACAGGCTTGCATCGCAATCCAGCGCCACCGCTCATGGTGCGACTTCGCACGACCGCAGGAACCGAGATCACCTGCACCGCCGGCCATCCGGTCTGGGCCGATGACGACTGGCGCCCAGCCATCGCTCTTGAACCAGGCATGGCTATGATGCAACTGACCGCCACACCCACGACCGATGCCTTTTCTCAGCTTTTGCGCCATGTGCGGAGCGCCGGCCCAAGACACCAAGGGATGCAGGGAGCAGGCACGGAAGAGGGGATGGGCTTATTGCAGCAAAGAATGCTCCTCTCGTTACCGAGCATGGAACAGCTCTATTACGATGGCGGCAACCAACCGCAAGCACGCTTCCGCCAGAATGACTGCCTGCAATCCAATGAAACGAGAAGAAGTCAGGCAAAAGGTATCACAACGCTTGAAAGAGATTGGCCATCAGCCGCGCATTCGCGGCGGGAATGGCAGGCCGGCGACAGCGGCGGAAGCGTTGATGGCTCAATTATTGGGCTGGGAAATGCAGGTTATTGTCAAAACTGGCTGTGCTCCATTGCCGGGAGCGAAGTACCCGACTCACTACAAAATAGACGTTGGCCATACGAACCTCAAGATTGCCGTAGAGATAGATGGCCGCTCGCATTGCGCGACAGAGCGACAGGAGCAAGACAAAAAGAAAACAGCTTTTCTGCAGTCACTTGGCTGGAAAGTATTGAGATTCTCGAACGAACAAGTGATAGAAGATCCCATGAGCTGTGTCCGGATGGTTTTGTCTACAATTTAGAGGTAGAGCAGGATCACTGTTATTTCGCCAACGGTGTTCTTGTTCATAACTGTCATCATATTCAAGCGAGAACATATCAGGAAATCATTGTTGCAATGCAGCCTGCATTCTTTGCCGGCGCTAGCGCAACGCCAATCACACCGACTGGTGCTGGCCTTGGGAAGTTTGGCATCACGAAACTAATCCTTGGTCCGCAGCCTAAACAACTGATGGATGATGGTTCATTGTGCAAGTATAAGATGTTTGGTGGCGATGATGCAGTAGTTGATACTGAAGGCGTCGCAACACGCGGCGGAGATTACAAAAAAGAAGAAATCGAAGAACGCATCGTGAAGGTACAGGGTGACTTTCTGCGTGACTTACTGCATTTCAATCCAAAACTACATCCTACCATTACGGTAACGATTAGCGTTGAACACGCAAACAGGATTGCGGAGGAATACAAGGCACATGGCATCAGCGCTGAAGTTGTTATCGGCACGACATCAGACCGGGATCGAGATTATGCGTTTGAGCGCTTTACTGCCGGCGATCTGAAAGTTATCGTTTCCGTTGCATTGATCGATGAAGGGCTAGACCTGCCGGCAGCAACATGCCTGCAGCTTATCAGGCCAACGCGATCTTTGCGCCTCTGGAAGCAACTTATCGGTAGGGTATTGCGCACTGATCCATCCAATCCAGACAAGGTGGCGCTGATCATTGATCATGGCAACTGCTGGCGCAATCTGCCATTGCCGCACGAGCCGATTGATTGGACACTAGAAGGCAAAGTTAAGTTTAAGAAGGCTAGACTGCATCTTAATGTAGACAAGGAAGTGGTCGAGAAGCCAGAGAAACCGGAACGCGCTTTAGTGGCCCAAGGCGATCGAAAGGAAATGAGGGAATTATCAATCGAAGATTTATATGAGCAAAGAATACAGAAGCGCGTTAAAGCCGCAAAGAAGAATCTGTACCTTGTTGAAGCGAAGCATTTTAATCCTGCGATCCTATGGCCATTCGCCAATAGTCCCGAGGGGCTTACGGGCGAGCAACGGCGGCGTGTCGAGCGCTGCCTTGGCCTGCCGTACGGTCATTGCGGAGAGGTGCCATCAGGCCAATGTTACTAACTGTTAAGGGATCAGCACACAGCATGGCAGCGATGCCTTTAAGCGGTTACTATTGTGTTGTTCAACCAAATCCCCAGACCATGCAAACCAAAAATACCGACCAACTGCGCCAGGAGGTCAAGGCTCACGTTGAAGCTGATGCCATCGTACAAGGCAACTACTGGGATCCGGAAACCAGCAAGGGATGCTTTATTGGATGCCTGGCGCACTCCAGCAGCACGCAGGTAATCGAGCAAGCCTACGGACTGCCGACAGCATTGCTCAGGATTGCGGAAAGCATCTTTGAAGCACTGCCCAAGGACGAAGCGCGGAATTTTTTTGCAGCGCTGCCTGATGCTGTTGCCTGCGACGGCAAGGACTTAAGCAAGGTGCCCTGGATCTTCCTGGCGACTATACTTAAGTCTTTGCCGCGCACTTGTGCACAAAATGTTATAGATCCGGTGATAAGCGGACTTGAATTATTGGCGAAAGGTGAAGACTGGCCCGCCGCCCGCGCTGCCGACGCCGCCGTCGACGCCGCCGCCTACGCCGCCGCCGCCGACGCCGCCTACGCCGCCGCCGCCGACGACGCCGCCTACGCCGCCGCCGCCGACGCCGCCGACGCCGCCCGCGCTGCCGACGCCGCCGCCTACGCCGCCGCCGCCGACGACGCCGCCTACGCCGCCGCCGCCTACGCCGCCGCCGACGCCGCCGCCGCCGCCGACGACGCCGCCTACGCCGCC